AACTAAATCTTATTTCATTTTAAAATCCAATTGGTCAAATGACAACAAACATTATTACACTCAGTAATGGTAAGAAGGTTGCTAACTTTTCTTCACCACACCCGTTTATGTTTACAGATGGTTCTATGTTAGAATCCCAATCAAATGCTGTAGCAGAGAAATTAAAGGTTGACTTTATAGAAACAGAACTTGGTACTAATGGTGACATTATACTTGACTTTTCTTTAAGTACAGATGTTAAGAATGCTATGCAGCATTACATGGATTTATGGGTAACAAAGCAAGTAGATATTGTATTCTGCCCGTTACCTATGATTACAGCCATTAAGCAATCAACGTGGTTTGGTCCACATTGGTTAAGAGAGAGCCCATTCAGATCTATTAGAATTGATGACAGAATTAACAAATTAGTTTCTGTAACCAAACAATGTATTTGATATGGAAGATGTATTTAAGAAACTTCAGGATTTAAAGGACAGTTATGCAAACTGTCCTCTTCCTGAACTTAGAGAGAATGGTACAATAGAGCAATACTATCAAGAACATGTTGAGTATGATCTATGGGCCACAGAAATGGAGGCCAAAATTGAAGAACTGGAAAATATAGTAAGAATAATAAAAGATAAGTTGTAATCAGTAAGAGCGTCTCCTCACTACCCATAGGATTTGGGTGCTGCATAAAAAGTAGGTTGTAAAGAGCTTCGGGCTCAGGATGTCCTAATAGGTAATGACCTGATTAATATTGGTAATTGAGAAACCCAATAACAACTTAAAATGTAAACAATTGAGATAAGGGTTTAATGACTACCTACCTTACAATTGTTTTACTGTAACAAGAACAAGCAGGGATTAGTATAGAACGTATGTTATGCTATGTAACCATTGGATAGCACCTACCTGCAAACGGGTGCCACTTGTTAATTTTTTGTATGGTTGCAACATTGAACAATAGTTGTTGTCTTGAAATGCTGAGGAAAAACCCTTCAACACGGTTAAATGGAGATAGATCTCCGCTAAAACTAGACTATAATGTTGCAACCGTGCAAAAATATCAAACTGAACAATTCAAATATTTATAAACCAAATTTCTAAAACACAAATGAGACAGTTATTTAATTACCAAGAACTGATAGGAAAGACTATCAAAGAGTTTCCAGGTTACCCAGAAAATAGTGAAGACTTAGTTATCTTTTTTGAAGATGATACATTTGCTATTCTATCTTCTTATGCTGATATGGATTCTCATCAACATTCAAATTTCTATGTAAGTGATTGTTTATCTAATTGGCAAAAAAGAGAATTAGGTTTCATTACATGGGAAGAATGGAGAGATTTAGAACAAGCTTCCAGAAAAGAAGATGCTATTGCTCAACTTGCATGGTTAAAGAGAGAACATCCAGATTTATTTTAAACCAATTTTTTAAAACAATGAGACTCATCGGACTATCATTATCATTTTGTATCAGGGATTCAATCCTTGCTAAAAAACCATTGGGACAAATTCTTGCTATCATTAGTGGTACAGATTTTAAACCAAAAGACGGATTAACTTGGCAAGAAGTTGCCTACAACCATTACTCTAAAACTATTTGGAGAGACCTAGACAAAAGTGATTGTATGTTTTATTTAAACAACTATCCAATTGTACAACCAAGAGCATTCGGTCTTGATGCACCTAACATATCTGATGGATATTGGATAGGTATAGACGAAGCCATACTAGGAAATCCATCATCAATTCAATTCATTAATTTATTCAAGAGAAATGACATTTGAAATCTTTCACCCCGTATTTGGAGCACTGAACTCTGAATGTACACCTAATACACATGAGTATGAGTATATAGGTGATGTTGAAGCCAATTCATTAGATGGTGCTTTTACTAATGCCCAAAATGATTTTAATCCTGACTATGCTTATCTTGATGTAAGATCAACATCTGTTGGTGATATCATCAAAGATGAGGATAACAGGTATTATCTTGTTAAAGGATTGGGATTTGAAGAAGTAGATTCTGATTGGATTAAGTTCATTAATTGGAAGGAGTTTTCATTATGAACATGGAAGACAAACTTGTTGGTAAGAAGATTCTTAGAACAGCATTTTGGGAAAACAAGTTCATCATTAGTACTGATAAAGGTATTTATGTTGTACATGCTTGTGAACCATCTGCTTGGTCTGAGAATCACCATTTTATTATTGACATGATGGAAACAAATGATTTAGAGCCAGGCATCCTTATGGAGCTTGGCTATATTTCATTCCCTGAATATCATAAAGAGATGGTTAAAAGAGATGTAGAAAAAGCAAAAGCTGATTTACAATATTACAAGGAACGTTTTCCTGAACTATTTTAATACTATTTTTACAACCAAATCCAATTAAACAAAATGAAAAAACTAATCTTAAGTTTATTTCTGCTACTAACTGTAGTATTCACAAATGCCCAATGCCGTATTGGGTCTGCTTATTCTGATATATACTCAGAATTTGAAACTAAAAATCCAAGTGTATATTTTACTGATGAAGGACAGTTATATTTGTCTATTGAAGTAATAACAGGTACAGCATTGTATTATTTTGATTCAGATAAGATATGTACAGAAACTGTCATTTTTCCAAAAGATGATGATGCTGTTAATTTCTATGTAGAAAGCTTTAATAAACACTATGTTATTATGTCTCCAACATCATGGAGAATGTATTTAAATGGTGCTTATGCAGATATTACATTAGTATATTTCCAAGAACGTAACTTTATAGTATTCAAATGAAAATCAAAATGATCAAATTCAGCGAGATTAAGAAAATGTTTATACCAGAACCTGTTGTTGAACAAAAGAAAGAAAACAGAGGTGGTAAACGTGAAGGTGCAGGTCCTCCATTTAAGTATGGTGAACCAACCTGCAATGTAACTTTAAGAGTACCGAAAAGTAAAAAAGCAGAAGTTAAAAAACTTGTGTACGAATATCTAAACCAATTTTTAATTAAACCTTAGTAGTTACCCAGTTTCCATAGTTCAACGGATAGAACAAAAGATTTCTAATCTTTTAATCTAGGTTCGATTCCTAGTGGGAACACTATAACCTGTACCCCTGAATACATTTAATTGTAGAAACTCGGATAAGTTCAACAGGTTAGCTCTGATATAAAGGGGTAATAGAATAAAGAGCAAATAGTCAGGTGGCGGAATTGGTTAAACGCAACTCTATAAACGGGTGTATTACAATAACATTGAAAACAGTAATACAACTACAGGTTCGAGTCCTGTCCTGATTGCAAATATTACAAATTATGATTGAAGAAGTTACTAGGAAAGCTTTGCTTATTAGACCTAGTGGTAGAAGTACTGACTTTATCTCACCTAGTTTTGGTCATGGTTGTTTATATAACTGTTCTTACTGTTATATGAAAAGACACAAAGCAAGTGGTTTAAGTATAGCTACTAACACAGATCAAATTCTTACTGAAATTAATAACCATTCTTGGTTTGCAGATGTAGAAAAACCTAATCAAACACATGATACACTAATTACTTATGATATCTCTTGCAACGAAGACTTTGCTTTACATGCAGGGTATCATAAATGGGAACAGATATTTAGTTTCTTTAGAGATCATGATATTGCAATGGGTTCTTTTGCCACAAAGTATGTAAATAAAAAACTTTTAAATTTTAATCCTGAAGAGAAAATTAGAATTAGATTCAGTTTGATGCCACAGTTTTACTCAGACTATCTTGAGCCTAATACCAGTAGTATTGAAAATAGAATCAAAGCTATTGATGAGTTTATCTCAGCAGGATATGATGTACATATAAACTTTTCACCTGTTATTGTTGCTGAACGTTGGTTAGATAACTATAAAATGTTATTTGAATACATAGATAAGCATGTTATTAATAAGGATAAAGTGAAAGCAGAGGTTATATTCTTAACTCATAATGAGCAAAAGCATAAACACAATCTGATGTATGATTTACCAGGTGAACATTTGCTATGGAAACCTGAAATACAAGAGAATAAGATATCAGAATTTGGTGGTAAGAATATTAGATACCAACATAATTTAAAATCTGGTTTTATTCAAGAGTTTGTAGAGTTACATGATCAGATTATTCCTTGGAACAAAATCAGATATATTTTTTAATTATGGAAAAACAACTATTCATTATTGATGGATACAGAATTTGGGCTGTAACTTATGAAGAAGCCTATCAAAACTATTTACAAATCTTAAAATTTTAATTATGGGACTAGATATGTACATGTCTAAGAAGACATATGTAAAAAAATGGGAACATATTCCTGATGAAAAACAGTTTGAAGTAACTGTTAAAAGAGGTGGAGAAGTATTTTCTAAGATTAAACCTGAGAGAGTATCCTATATTACTGAAGAAGTAATGTATTGGAGAAAAGCTAACCAGATACATGATTGGTTTGTTAAAAACTGCCAAAATAATGTAGATGACTGTGGAGAATACTATGTAGGAGCTGATGATTTAAAGAAGCTCTATCAGATGTGTAAAGAAGTAATGGAATTTAATCCTGATAAACATCCACAGGATATATTACCAACTACTCCTGGATTCTTTTTTGGTAGTACTGAATATGATGAATGGTATTATAATGATATCAAAGATACTATTCAGTTCTTAGAAGGTGAAATGGATTCAGATGGTGTATTTAATGGTGATTATTATTATCAATCCTCTTGGTGATGACAGCAGAAGAATTCAATATTAAATACGCAGACTATTTAGAAGATGGTCATTACGGGTTAGATTTGCATAATCCAGAAGCTGTAGAATATCTAGATAATGAATTTCAGGAGTTTATTAAAATACCTGATTTTAGTTATTCTCAAATAAAGAGTAAGTTTAACTCTTTTAGATTCTATAATACTGGAGTATCTGATGAAAAAACATTAGAAATTGAACAAAAACTAAAACAAATTTACAATGTGGTATAAATTAGACAAAGAAAACAATCCAATGATTTGTAATGATTTCCAAGATTATATCAAATGGGAAGAAGAGAATATGAATCAAAAAATTACTAAGAAAGATACTATTGGTGAAACTCTTGTATCAACTGTATTTTTAGGTTTAGATCATGGTTTTGGTAGTAGACTACCATTGTTATGGGAAACTATGATATTTGGTGGTGAACATGACCAATATCAAGATAGGTACTCTTCTTATGAAGATGCATTGAAAGGTCACCAACAAGCTTTAGATTTAGTTAATAACTTACAAAATGGAGAATAGACTGTATTATACACCACCAGAACAAGCTCTATTTGATGAGCTTAAAGAGAAATGTATAGAAATATGGCAAACCTATGACGATACCTATAATTATGCTACTAATAAAATAGATCAACTTAAAGGTCTTCATAACATTAGTGGAAATTTTGTAGATATGTTTGCCATGTTTGATATTGGTAATCAAGAAATACTTGCTGAGAAATTATCAGAAGAGTGTAGTACTGCTATTAAAGACAGATTATTATCAGTTGGCACAGACCCTAAATACATAGTTTTTAAATAATATATCATGGATTACTACGAAGTTATATACGCAGATAATAAATTTGATATTATCTTTGAATTGAAATTCAATGCAGACGAGATGTTTGTTTATTTACAAGGAAGTGATGAAGATATCCATATGATTCTTAGTGATGAAGTTAAACAACGGATAGAAGATTATCTTACTGAAAACTATGAACATTACTTTAATGAAATGGAAGAAACTCAGTTCAATACAATGATGTATAAAATTAAAAACAGGATATGAAATTTGACTTTGATGACATAGTTATTAAACCTACTATGTGTAGCACAATTGACTCAAGAAAGATGATTAATCCTTATCTAAATGCCTTGAAGTTACCTTTATTTACAGCTCCTATGGATACTGTAGTAAATAGTAGTAATCTTCACATTTTTCAAAGGAATTTTAACATCTGTTTACCAAGGTTAAACAATCTTGCTGTTAGTAACGAGCATTTTTACTCCTATGGTTATGATGATTTCTATCAAGTTTTTAATAAATTAGAATTGAAACCTGATGAAACTGTTTATGCTCTCATTGATGTTGCAAATGGTCACATGCTTAAATTGTATGACTATGTACATAAATTCAAAGATAAATTTGGTAAACAACTTGTACTTATGGTTGGTAACGTTGCTACCCCTGAGACTTTTGGTCATTTGCAGGAAGCTGGTGCAGATTATATCCGTGTTGGTATAGGTAATGGTAATGGATGTCTAACTACTGTGCAAACAGGAGTTGGATATCCTATGGCTTCACTTATTCAAGAATGCAAAGAGATTAGAGATCAGAATTGCTATAATTGGGTTAGATGTACCAGAACTCAAATTGTTGCTGATGGTGGCTTTAAAAAGTATGCTGATATCATCAAAGCTTTAGCATTAGGTGCAGATTATGTTATGCTTGGCTCAATGCTCAATAAAATGCTTGAAAGCTGTGCTCCAACATTAGATGAAAATGGAAACTTAGTGAATCCTCTATTAATGCACGATAGATTTATTAATAATAATGAAAAGTTTTATAAAGAGTTCAGAGGCATGAGTACTAAAACAGTACAAAAACTCTGGGGTAAAGATGAAACTAAAACATCAGAAGGAATTGAAACAGTCAGAGAAGTAGAATATACTTATGATTCTTGGGTCAATAATTTTATAGACTACCTAGCTTCAGCTATGTCGTATACGGGAGCATATAATCTAGAGCAATTTATTGGTCAACCTAAAATTATAGAGATTTCTTACAACTCTTTTAACCGTTTTAATAAATAAAAATCTCATTCGTTCTTTATTACACAACTAACTTTTAAAAACAAAAACTTTTATTAACCATATCAGTGCTTGTGTTTTTGCTAAGTTTGACAGGGAAAACGTATGTGTTTGTGAGATTTTTTTGGAGACCTGCTATCTATTCATTTAGGTAGCAGGTTTTTATTTTAAGCTGAAATACTGTATATTATAGTATATACAAACCAGTTCATGTTTGCTTCAATACTACTTTCTTTAGCATTACTAGGTGATACTATAAAATCAGCTGAAAATAATCTTAATATAATTCAATTATATACTAGAGATTATTGCACTGAATTTGTAGAACCCACATTAGATACTGTTATTACCTATACACTAATACCAAGTGATCCCACAGTTGCATTGTACTTTGGATACTCTAGTTCAAACTGTATTGGTGGGATCCAAATTAGCAATATTGTATTGAGAAGTCCTAATGGGGACATAATATACACAGGCTATATATATGATGGATTAGTTGCAGGACAGACATATGAGGTAAGCGTCTCAGTTACAACCACTGGTGCTTGTGCAGGAATAGATAATCTATGTCCATACTATATAGTTATAAATCCATTAGCTGTTGAGTTATGTGGATATACAATAGGTTTTAATACACAAGTACATTGTCAGTTTATCATATGCTCCGCTACTGCTACAAGAAGATTTTTAGTAGATAAATCAACGGATTTACTCAACTGGTCTAGAGTATGTGAAATTTCAGCAGAATCTTACTCATCAACAGCAAGAACTTATGAGTTTAATGATGATAAATATTATGCTGGTATAAGCTATTACAAAGTAACAGAAGAAGATTTGAATGGTAATCTAGAATTAGTATTTATAGATTATGCAATTGCTCCAGAGATTGTAGAAGGAACTAAACGTTATTATGATTTATCAGGTAGACTAATTAAAATAAAATGAGAAATACTCTATTATCCTGTACTTTTTTGTTATTACTTTTCCTTGTTGATTTTAATAAATCACCAGAAGTAAATAGTAATATACAACCAGCTCCATTATTTCTTGATGTAAAGAACTATATAGTTCCTATAATTGAGAATGAAGATCAGGAAGCTGAGTATAGATATACCAGAACATTAAAAGTCTATTATACAGATCCAACTACAACTAAAATATATCTTAGTGATGGTTCTACATTAGAGTCTTATTGTTCTGATCAAACAGAGTTAACTATTATTACTTTTAAGAATGATACAGTTACTGCTATTTCACAAAAAAGAATGAGTTGTAAGATACTTGCAGTTATTAATCTTACTACTAATCAGGTTAAAAAACTCAAAGAAACTAAAACTAAAGAGATTATTATCTCTAATTTAGTTACTGGGAATTCATATAAGTATGAAATCCATACAGATTACTTTCAAAAGAACTTAATACCTTAATACATATGAAAAAGTTATTGTTTTCCGTAATGATATTATTATCTGGTTTTGTACATGCACAGTCTTTTGTTAATCCAGATACAGTTTGCTATCAAACAGCAGGTTCTATTTATGAAATTGATCCTATTTTAGGAATTAACTTTCAATGGACTGTATTAGCACCAGGTATATTAGTATCAGGTCAAGGAACAAACACTATTCAAGTTGATTGGAGTAATGCATCACCAGGATTAATACTTAACGGTATAACTGTGACTGCAATAGGGCAAACATGCCCTGTAATACCAGTTAATTTAAATGTATTCATATATCAACCAATCGTAACAATAGGTGCTATTGGACCCTTTTGCAGTGGTGATGCTTGTGTATCTTTAACAGCATCAATACCTAATGGTCAATTTACAGGCACAGGTGTATTAAACAATCAATTTTGTCCCAATATTTCTGGGAATGGTACCTTTCCTATTAGCTATTCGGTTAATAGTGCAGGATGTACAGCAACTACTGTAATAAATGTTACAGTAAACGACTCTGTTAACTTAGGTTTAATAGAACACAACTAATGAAATTACTTCTTGCTTTACTATTTCTAGTAAATGTATCTTTTGGACAAAGTATCCAAGAAATATCTTTATGTGATTTTATAAAGAAAGAATATACATATTTTATTTTTAACCAAGAAGCTGATTTAAAATGGGTTACGCCTTATGGTATTGCTTATGATAAATCAGTTACAGTTGAATGGAGTACTCCTGGTACTTATACAATAACTGCTGAATATATTGATCAATACACTTGTAATTATCAAAAAAGATTCTTTGTAGTTAAGGTATCAGAATGTGATAAATCAACAATATTCTTTCCAAATAGCTTTACACCTAATGGAGATTATTTTAATGATGTTTTTGAGGTAAAAGGATATAACATAAAGAAATATCAATTGCTAATCTATAATAGATGGGGTGAACTTATCTATGAAAGTAATTCACTTGATGATATGTGGGATGGATACTATAAAAAATATATGGTACAAGAAGACGTATATGTTTACAAGGCATTATGGCAAGACGTAAAATCAAAATGGGGTTTCAAAACTGGTACTGTTACTGTTTTATACTAGTTTCATTTAGCTTATACTCCCAACCTGGAAAAAATTCTAATTGGTATTTTGGAACAAATGCAGGAGTAAGTTTTAATACAGGTGTTCCTGTTGCTCTAATAAATGGAGCTGTAGTAACTACTGAAGGTGTAGCTACAATATCAGATAACTCTGGTAATCTCTTATTCTATACAGACGGTGTTACCGTTTATAATAGAAACCACTTAGTTATGACTAATGGTACTGGATTATTTGGTGATGCTAGTTCAACCCAATCTGCTGTTATTGTTGAAAAACCAGGTGCTGCAAACATATACTATATATTCACATCAGATAATGATGCTGGACCAAATGGTATTTGTTATTCAATAGTAGATATGACCTTAAGTTTAGGTTTAGGAGCAGTAACAAGTAAAAATATTTCTTTACATACACCTTCTTGTGAAAAGCTATGTGTTGTAAGACATTGTAATAATGTAGATTTTTGGGTTATATCTCATGATTGGAACAGTAATGTTTTTAGAACATGGTCTGTAACTAATTTAATGGTAGGTAATGTACAAGCTTGGTCAGCTACAGGTATTGTTCCATCTGGTATTACTCAAACATCATATGGACAATTAAAAGCAAGTTCTGATGGTAAAAAAATAGCTGCTTGTTATTATGGATTAACAGGATCAGGTGGAAATAAATTACAGTTATATGATTTTGACAATGCAACAGGTTGGTTGAGTAATGCTCAAACATTAGCATCAGATCAAGGTTTATATGGTTGTGAATTTTCACCTAATAACAAAGTATTGTATGCTAGTACAAATGGTGGAGCACTAATTCAGTTTGATTTATGTGCAAATCCTATTTCTAGATATCTTGTATATAATACTGGTCCTTTTATGGGAGCATTACAAATAGCTCCTGATAGCAAGATCTATGTAACTAGAAATGCTACTAGTTTATCAGTTATAAACAATCCTAATATTGTAGGTATAGGTTGTAACTATACAAACTTAAATATCAGCTTATTAGGAAGAAGTAGTAGATTTAGTTTACCAAATCATGCATCTTATTATAATTATCAACCGTTAATATTAAATCAACCTCAAACTTTAACCTGCACATCTTTTCAATTTACTGCGCCTATATTGCAACAAACTTGTAATACTGCAAATTATAATATTTTATGGAATTTTGGAGATGGTACAACGAGTACTGAAATAAATCCTATACATGATTATTTAATACCAGGAACTTATACTGTAACTTTTAGCATAGGTACTGGTTGTGTAAATGATCAAGTAACGATAAATGTAACAACAATCAATTCAATTTTATTATCACAAATTAATCACAATTAAAATGGCAAACAAAAGAGCAAGCTATGTAACAACAAGAAACATTAACAAGGTACAATCGTTAATGAACATGGGAATGTCAACTACTCAAATATCTAATTTGATGAGTATTCCTTTTAATCATGCAACGTATTTACGTACTTTAGTTAATAACAAATCTAAATCATCTACATCAAAAGATGTAAATGTAAAACCAGTTGTTAATTATAACAAACCAATGGTAAATAAGAAACCTAGAGTTTCTAATGCTGTTGTATTAACAAAAGAAAATGTAAATGTTATTCGTACAGGTAATAATATTACTGTTACTATTAACTTAGCGATTTAATTAGACTATAATTAAAAAGCTTTAATATTACTAGATATTTCAACTACTTTTACTATTATATAAAAGTAAAGATGTTATACCAACTTTCAAATGGTAAAGTAGTTGAGATATCTGTTGAAGACTATTTAAATATGTCTGATGCAGATTTTCAAAATTTAGTTGGTTATAATCAAGGAGAATTTACTAATAATCCTTGGTTACACTCTGCTCTAGGTGATGAGCAAATTATAGATGAAGATGAAGAAGAAGAAACATTAATCAAAGAATTAGATGATGTTTCAGATCTAGAAAAACTACTAGATCAAGATTACACAGATGAGGAGGACTAGTTCCTCTTTTTTTTTAAATTAAATTTTATTTATTATGTCAAAAGTAACAGTTGTAGCAAACGAAGATGGAAATGTTGTGCACCAATCTGAATCAAATTCAGGATTTGGTCACATTAGAGTTGAACAAACAAGATCAATTATTGATGAAAAAGGTTGGTTAACTCGTAAAAAGTTAATTGCTTTTATTCCTGGTAAAGTAGAAGATTTAGAAGATGCAGGTTATGTATCTGGTCAAGTCTTAAACGGTAAAATTATTATTAAAGAATCAGTAAAACCATTCAATGTTAAAAATCCTGAGAAGGATATCAAACTTGCAGGTATTACTGGTATTCAATGTAAAGTTGGTGATGAACCAATTTACAGAAAATGCATGTATACAGAAGATTTGACACAGTCTGATGAGTTTGTTCAACATACTAACTCAGATGAAATTAAATCACAGTACAAAAGAACAATCACTTTAAAACCAACAGAAGATTTCTCACTTTAAAACTAAATCAAATGAACAAAATCAAAGTTACCCAAGCAAAGGTTGAAAAACAAATTACAAACTCTAATTTCAGAATGAAGTATGAAAGAGATGAGTTTAACAGTGTACAGAATAAACTGTATAAAGAGGTTTTATTTGGATTATCAAATTTCTCAGAGAGTGAGATTAAAGCTATTCCTTACAAGGAACAAAATAGAATTAATAAAACTCATAGACATGCTCAAAGCATATTGAACATTTGGAAACAAGAACTGTGTAACAACATAGTTAATGACTTATTTAAGGCATTGTTCCCAAAATCGTCAATAACCAAAGAGTTGAATGAAGAATATGGTAATCTAATTGATCCAACTTTCAAAAATTTTGTTAACTTTAAAGATCTTGGAATATCTAAGAAACAAATAGTTAATAAATTAATTACTCATAATGTTTTACCTAAAAATTTCTTTGAATTAAATGAATCTAAATGAATTATCAGCCGAGCAAATTGTGTTCTTAAGCACAATCAATGATACACTAGTAGAAACTTATGAGCGAGTTATTCGTGATAAAGGTATTACTAGAAGTATTGAAATACCAATGATTGGTAGTGTTAAGAGTTTTCATTCTGTATCAGAAGAGGAAATTGCAGAAATTACAGTTAACAAACGGTATATTTGTGCAAAATCAGTTCAAGATAAATTAAAACCTATTGCAGATTTTATCAAGGATGCAACTCCTGATATTTATGAAAAAGCTTACTCATTAGCAGGGATGCATGATGATGAAGAAGAATCAAAGGATTCAGATGATAACTCCTAAAAAGAAGCACTGTGATGGTTGCGAGCAAGAGAAGCTAATTTGGAAGAATTTTGATGGAAAGAAATACTGTAAGAAATGCTGGTCTAAAGAAAATAAACCAATTTTAGCACCAGCAAAAAAACCAGTAAAACTTAAGTCAAAATCTACTAAATTAGCAGCTCTTGAATCCTTGTATTCAAAGTTAAGAATTGATTATCTAACTAAACATTCTACTTGTGAGGCTAAACTACCAATCTGTACTTTTCAAGCAACTGATATTCATCATAAGAAAGGGCGTGGTCCCTTTCTACTTGATGTACCAAGTTGGATTGCTGTTTGTAGAGTTTGTCACACATGGATTGAATTGCATCCATTAGAAGCTAAGGAATTAGGATTATCAGAGAATAGGTTATGAATCAAAAAGATGAAATTCAGAAAGAGGCTTTAGCAGTAATAAAGAAACATAATAGAGGAACTATAGTTATGTCAATGGGTCTGGGTAAAACATTACTCGGACTCCTTGATATGGCTCAAAACTTTACTGAATATAGCTCATTCTTAGTTGTTGCACCTAAAGTCTCTATTTATAAATCTTGGATTGATGATGCACATAGTTTTAATTTAGGGTATCTACTTGATCATATTACATTTACTACTTATAGATCTCTATCTAAGAAATCTTTAGGTTATCAGAAAATATATCTTGATGAGTGTCATAACTTACTACCTACACATAAAGCATGGTTAAATAGTTATTCAGGTTCTATACTTGGATTAACAGGTACACCACCAACAAGTAGAGATAAAGTTAAACATGATTTACTATCTAGTTTCTGTCCTGTAGTATATACTAAGAGTGTATCTTTTGCTGTAGATAATAAGATTCTAAATGATTATAAAATTTATATACATCATCTAGACTTAGACAAGACAAAGAATACTAAGTTTGGTAAAGGCTTTGCATCAGAAGAAATCATTTATAAGTTTTGGTCTAATAAGTTAGCAGAAGCAATCAATAATCCAAGACCAAATAAACTTATGATACAGAATCTTAGTATCATGAGAATGAGGGCTTTACAATCATTTGCATCTAAAACTAATTATGCTAAAAAATTTCTTAATAAGAGTTCTGATAAAACTATTGTATTCGCTAATACCAAAAAACAAGCTGATGCAATCTGCAAAACTAGCTATTACTCTGGAAAAACAACTGCAGAAAAAAACCTAGATGATTTTAAACTAGGTAAAATAATGCAACTGTCTTGTGTACTACAATTGAGTGAAGGTATTACTATACCTAATCTTAAACGTGGTATTATCTTACATGCATATGGTAACAACAGAAAATCTTCTCAAAGAATTGGTAGATTATTAAGATTAAATCCAAATGAAACATCAGAAATCCATATACTATGTTATAGGGGTACAGTTGATGAAAAATGGACTAATGATGCCTTATCAGATTTTGATCAAACTAAAATTCAAATATTATGTTAAAAGTTGTAACAATTATTTATTCAATATTAATGTTTGAGGGTAGATGTGAAGAACGTTACTATAGTATTGAAAGAGATGAGTATGTAAATATTATTACAGAAATATCAGAAAAGAAAGCTATTGAGTATATGAATGAAGGAGCTGTTGTAGACACTCAAAGAGTATATTCAAAAACTGTATTTAAAAAATGGTTGAATTAAGCACATACGAAAAGTATTTATTAATGGCTTCTCAAGGGAATCCTATTAAACTTGCAATACTACTTAATCAAGATCTACACAAACAAAATCCTCAAGCGTTCACATTAATCCAAAAAAATGGACATGAGGACATTAATGTAGATATTATATTAAGTGTTGCAGAGAATATTGTAAACACAAAGACTGTATAAATAAAATTTTATTGGAATGACTTGTATATCTCAAAGTAATTTAATTCTTAAACTTAAAAAACAAAATAATGGCAACATTAACAGCAACACCAGAAATTGTAGAAAACAAAGTTGAATCTCAAAGCACTGAACTACATGTAAATAATGCAACATCAGGATTTGTATATATGGATAATGTTGGGAAGGTTCTAAACATTGCATTGAATACTGATGAGAATGTAATACTCTATGGTAAGGGTGGATATGGTAAATCAGAATTTACTATTGAATACCTACGTGAAATGGGTATTGATCCATATGTAATTACTATGGGTACAGGTATGACCACAGATAGATTATTTGGTGGTCTGGATTTACCTAAGTTTAACCAGTCTGGTAAGATAGAATACCTTGTAGATAATAGCTTCATGAATCACGAGTATGTGATCTTTGAGGAATTGTTTGATGCTCCTGATTTTATTCTTGAGCAATTGAAAGATATCTTATCATCTGGTACATTCCGTAATGGAACACAGATAGTTGATATTAAAACTAAAGTAATTGTTTGTTGTACTAACAAGACTCGTGAAGAGTTTGCTAAGAATAACTCATTGAAAGCTTTGATGGAACGTTTTCCATTAGAACTAGAAGTAAAGTGGGATAATCATAACCGTATTACTTATGAGAATTTGTTGCAAACTAAACTAGGTTTTGCAGATCCTTTGCTTACGTATATTCTAGAGCAATATGCTGTTGCCAACAGTGTGATCTCTCCAAGAATTGCAATTAAAGCAGCAAAGATTATTGCACAATGTGGTCCTGATTCATTGAATTTTGTTGCAGATTTTTCTGGTAAACCAGATATTCTTAAGACATCAATTGCTAAGTTTAAGAGTATTTTTGAGATTAATGAGCTTATTACAAAGCTTACAGATATCAAGAATAACTTTGATACTGCAGAATTAACAACTCTTCAAGATGTTAAGACTGCAATGGCAATTAATAAATCAATGCATTCTGCTATCACTAAGCTTAAAGCAATTAAAGCTGATGATACTTTGGTACAAACAACAAGTGAAGCTGTTAAAGCATTCACAACTGTATATGAAACAAACAAGAAGAAGCTTGATTTATTAATTTCAATAGACGAACTCAATGGGTAAGTATTTTAGTGGGTATACTGGAGGCAAGTCCTCCAGTAAATCCTATACCAATGACAACTATGGTTATGGTAGTTATGGTTATGGCTGGGATGATGATGTACCTTCTACTACATCTTATGGTGGTAGATATGGTTCATCTTATGGTTCTGGCAAATCTAGTTACAAAACTAGTTATGGAAATGGTTCAACTTGGAACTGGGGTAATTTTGGTTACACAAGTATTGTAGAAGATTCTGATGATGATTTATTTATTAAGAATCATGAGAGTTACTTTACTCCAAAAGATACTGATATCTCTAAGAAGTTAAAGTATCATAACAATACTGCTGCAAATCGTAAAGTTATTAAAGAGTATGCTAGATTCTTTTTTCACAAAATGATTGATGACAAGGAGTACTTTGATGAAAAGTTTAATGATGAATCTAAGCTATCGGAGCATGAGGTAGAGCAACTATCTCAAAAGAAGCAGATTTATGATGAACTTTGGGATAAGTATATTCCTGGTTTTACTCCATTAGAACAAGCTGTAAATGTATTTAATGAATTAATTGGTAATTCTCCAAATCCTGAAGAACTAACTGTTTCTGAGGCACTTGATAAACTCAATAAAGAAGGTGTTGAATTTCATGAAGAAATTTATAAAGACCCTGAAATTAATGAGTTACTTGATATGCATGAATTTAGTAAAGATTATAAATTTGAGATTATTAAATTTATTTCTATGATTAAGAACTTAGGTTCTGAATTCAAAATTGAAAAAGAAATAGAGGAAAGAATAGTACCAAATTCTAGAATCAATACTAAGAAAATCATGCGTGATTATTCTCAAGTATATCAAGCAGATTTGTATCAGAGATTAATGCCAACATTTGATGCTAAACTTCTAACTAAATCATTGGTTATTAATACACCAATTGATAAAACAGAACATAAGCAGAAGATCATTATTCTATTAGATTATTCTGGTAGTATGTGTGAAACTGATAAACAACAAATAGTTGTAGCAATGCTTGTAGATCGTTTGAGATATGCAATGAAAGGTGAAGCAGAAATATTCTTTAGCTATTTTGTACATGATAAGCATGAGTTACACTTTACTCATATTCATGATAGAAAATCTGCTTTAGATTTTTGGGCTACCTTTTCTACTGAACCTAATGGTGGTGATACACATCTTGGTGAAATGGTAAATCATATTAATAGTGAGATTAATGATTATAATAAATTATGTAATCTTAATATTGATTTGTCAAAAGAGAAACCAGAAATTCTTGCTATTAATGATGGTCAAGACAGTGTAAAAACTAAAGATTTTCCCTATAAAACAAATGCTATTTCCCTCATAGATGGTCTAAATGAAGAACTTAAAGAACTTTGTTTACAGAATGATGGTAAATATGTTTATGTACATAGTGGAGGAGATTTGGAAATGTTCTCAAATAATTCTTAAATTTACGGGGTTGTCTATAATGGGCAACCCCCTATTTAAACCACATGAAAACAAGCTACTACAACAGATACGGAGATAATATAAATTTTGAAAAGATTGATGATGACACAGTTGAAATGACTGGTTATAATTATGAATGGATGAGATATGGTTATCCTAATGTATATGATAATGCATATTCTGAATATTGTAAGGATAATGAAAAACCTATAAGTTTGATAGATTTCAAATCAAAAGTTCATGAATGGAAAGAAGGAGAAAAAAATCCACTTGCACTATATGAAAATTTAGTTTATTCAGATACATCTACAATTGATATGGTAGACCCATCAGGTGGGCCTTATATGACTGTAGGAATGAATTTAGCTAACTACTTTGAAACTAAAGATAAAATGATAATCAAATCCATTGAAGTAAAAGAGAATTCAACAATTTTTAAAATAGAAATATGAGAAATTTACTACACTCAATCAAATTGTTTTTTATAGGTCTTAAAAATGTATATGAGTACTTTCCCATAATCTATAAGGATAGAGATTGGGATTTTAGTTTTTATGAGAAACTTATGCTCTTTAAATTAAAGAGAATGTATAAGTGTTTGAATAAGAAACGCTGGCCTTGTGATTGTGATTTTGAAAAAAACCATTCATTAAAAGCTCTAAGAATCTGTATTAAAATTCTAGAAAGAAGAAAAAATGATTTTTATTTTGATTTGATTAAAGATCTTGTAGATCAAGATATGGCTTTTATAGAAGTTGGTAATGGCTATAGATTATCTCCAGACTATCAGATATCTTCTAATATGGAGAAATACAATAGAGTTAAAAATGATTCTTGGGCTATTGAAAAAAGAGATTATAAACTCTACCACAAACTAATTTTAGAATACAGTGAATACTGGTGGGATTAAAGCAATTTATGTAGCATGTGATTTTGAAAACATGTTTCCAATATTATCATCAGACTCATTTGACAATATGAGAAAAGCATTAGATAATTATTGCGGTGCTGATGAAAGAAACTCAGGTAAATTTATAGCATTTTATCCTTACAATCCTAAATATCCTAGTGATTATGAAGGATATTTTGAATATGAATGTTGTACAAATGGTAACAATTGGGATAATACATATACAGATAAATTTAGAATTTACTGTGTAGGATTTAACGAATAGCACATATAGTATGATAGTAATTAACTTTACATTGTATACTCTAATACTGAGTTACAATCCTTGTGATATATTCAAACATTATAATGTTGTAGAAATGCATGGTCTTAACCTTGCAGATTGTGAAAAACATAATAACACTAATGATTCTGCATACATTGCAGGATTATGTAATTATGTACCTAAAGTAGATAAAGATTATAAAGATGGAGATCCTAAATTTGTATTCATAAACCTAAGTAGATGTAATACAGACATTGAAACATTTGGACTCATCATGCATGAGCTTATGCACATGAGCTTTGATTTGCACACCGATGAAGAAGAACTAATCACCTGGGCTGAACTTGAGTCATATAAAGTATTTGAAGTAGTAAAAAAAGCTAAAAACTATGAGAAGTAAAACAGCAATTGAATGGCTTGAAATGGAAATAGTAAAGCTAGAAGATACATATGCTATTCCATCTAAGATTTATGAACTTTGTGAAGAAGCAAAAGACATGGAGAAAAAACAGATAATGAAAGCTGTTGATGATGGATTTGAAGAAGGTTCTAAACTTCCTGAAGATATTACTTTAAATAATGCAGAACAATACTACAATGACAACTATTAAAGCTAAACAAGAAGCACTTGAAGAACAAAAGCAACATCTTATTGACATAATGAGAGCAGATGAAGAATTAGGGTTATATGAAGAACCTAAACAAATTAAATGTTACTGTGGTCATACTACATATTGTGATTGTAGTCCATTAGAAGAACCTAAACAAGAAACACTTGAACAAGCATCTTGGAGGTTTAATCCATTAAAGAAACTTGATGGTGAGTTTCTAAGAGCAGCATTTATTAAAGGTGCTGAATGGCAACAAGATAGAATGTATAGTGAGGAAGAGTCTGATTATGAAAAAATTAAACAAGCATTGATTAAATTTAGAAAAACACCAATGACATTTGTTCCTGATGAAAAAATGTATAGTGAGGAAGAAGTATTAGGTATTTTTCATGAATGGTTCTGTTATCAAATAGACGAAGACGTTGAAATTAAATTATCATTTCAACAATGGTTTGAACAATTTAAAAAGAAATAATGGGTAATCTAAAATCAAATAAGACAAAAGAAGAATGGGATATGCTAGTAGAAATGGCAAAAGCTCGTTTAGCTGATCAAATTGATGATATGAATGGAAACAAGGATAGTAGAGTTACCAGATTAGAAATTATTAATCATGGTGAAAATGAACGTCCTGTTGGTAGACTACTTACTCTATACAAAGAACTTGGAGATTTTAACAATATTGAATTATCATATCAAGATAATGGTACAACTTTAAAAATATTTATAAGATGACAGGAGAATTATTGAATACTGATCATGGTTGGATGGTTTCTTATACTGAAGATGGATTACCTAAAGGTCTTTCATTACATTATGATGATGTAGATGCTATTAATGAACTTAGGTTTACATTTGATAATATAGAAGCAAGAATAGCTAATAACCCAATTGTAGAATTTATAATAGTAGAAAACCAAAAATTAAGTGGTGTATCTAGATACGCTAAACTTACAAATCATATATTATGACAAGAGTTGAAAGACTAATTGAATGGGTAGAAAATCTTCCTGTTCAAACATTTACTGAAGAAATGAAGCAAGATATCATTACTGAAATTGAATATGCTTTTGCAGATTGTACAACAGATGACATGTTAGATGAATAATATAGATAAACAATACTTAGATTTACTCCAAGATATCTTAGATAACGGAGTAGAAAAGAAAGATAGAACAGGAACTGGTACATTATCAGTATTTGGTAGACAAATTAGACACAAGATGTCTGAGGGATTCCCTTTACTTACTACAAAAAAGATGGCTTGGAAAACTATTGTAACTGAGTTACTATGGTTTCTTAGAGGTGAAACTAACATTAAGTTCTTACAAGAGAATGGTTGTTTCATCTGGAATGGAGATTATGATAAATCTGGTAGAACAGATGGTGAATTAGGCCCAATATATGGTGCACAGTGGAGAAAATGGACAACATATGAACAAAATACTAAAGTAAATGGTGTCTATGATGAAAGAATGATAGATCAAATTGCAAATTTAATTGATACTCTTAAAACAAATCCAGATAGTAGAAGACTTATGGTTTCAGCTTGGAATGTAGGTGAGTTAGATCAAATGGTTTTACCACCTTGCCATTATGGTTTCCAAGTTTATACTAGAGAATTAAGTATTAAGGAACGTTTGGATTTAGCCTATAAAACATACTCAGTATTTGAACCAAGTGATTTTATTGAGGCAACTCATGAAGAAATTGATAGATTATATCCTGTACCTAGTAGAGGAATTTCTTTAATGTGGAATCAACGAAGTGTAGATACATTCTTGGGTTTACCATTTAATATTGCATCTTATGCATTGTTACTTGAGATTATTGCAGGTGAAGTAAACATGATACCTGATGAATTGATTGGCAACTTAGGTGATGTACATCTCTATAGTAATCATATTGAACAAGCTAAAGAACAAATAGGTAGAGATCTAACTTATGAAGAAAGATATCGTATCTGGTTTAATAGTAATTATGAAACAGGTATGGAGTATAATCCACTATCTATTCCAGATTTTGATAATGGATATTATGTATATACTCCTAAAAGAGTAAGAGAGCCATATGAGTTACCAAATTTGGTAATTAATACAGAGTTTTGGAACAAAGAAGCTCAAACTATAGATGGTTGGATTCAAAGTATGCAAATTGAAGACTTTCAACTACCTAAGTATCAGTCTCATTCAGTAATTAAAGCACCTTTAAGTAACTAACTTATGAAATTTAAAGTTTACGAAACCAGCTATCAATTATTTGTATTACCGTATATTGGTGTTACTTATGACAAAACTCTTAATGGACATTATGAGTTGTTTTTTGGTTGGTTAAAATATGAAGCTGTAATAACTATAAAATAAACCCTATGAAAGTTTTAGGAATCGTGATTCTAATACTTCTGCTAGTTGCAGTTGTATATGTATATGTAAAAGGAATAGACTATATGAGAGATAATCATCCTGATTATAAAGGACATGATCTCTTTGATGAAGAAGATCAAGATTCAGTATAGTTATGTTTGTAGAAGTACGTTTAATCAAAAAAGATGGTAAAGTTTCATATGTTAATGTTACTGATGAGAATCAGTATAACTTAATGGTAAAACAAGTACCAGAAGGTAGTAGAATTTGTGCTATGTTTGAAATATCTTCTCAAGATGGCTCTATGGGTCAACTTGCTAAGTTACATGCTTCAATCAGAGAACTAGCTCTACACCTTGGATACGACTTTGAGGACATGAAAATGTACATCAAACATCTCTCAGGTTTTGTAACTGAAAGAGTTATTGAAGGTAAAAAGATCTCAAGAGTTAAATCATTTGCTGATTGCTCTAAAGATGAATTAGGATTTGCTATACAAATGTGTATAGATTTCTCCAACAAGATTAATAATCCTATAGGTTAGGAGCTTTTCTTTCTTGTTGTTGTTTTTGTAATTCTTCTTGAGTCATTTCCTCAACATGATTTGCATCAGTTGCAGCCTTTTCTATTATTTTTAGAAACACCATAAGTGTTTGTAAATGATAAGCATGATCCTCTGGAGTTAATGTTGGATCATTATCCATAATTCTCTTTAGACCCTTGTCTAACTCTTCTTGATTTTCAATAGAAGTGACAAAAACAAATAGGTCTATTACTCTAGAATACATTGTTCCTGAGAAAGGAACATTGAAAATAGCTGTATTTTTAATTGCTTTAACTTTATTATTATCCATGATTACAATTGATTTAGAAGAGATAAAGATAAAACTTTATCAGAAATTAAAACCATCTGGTTGGGCAGATGTGTTAAAAACATTTATTTTAAGTAATGATTTTGATAAGATACTTCAAGAATTACTTAGACAATCCCAAGATGGTAAGCGATTTACACCTATGGTTAAATATTTATTTAGAGCATTTGAAGAATGTCCTTATAATGAAACAAAGGTAATAATTATTGGACAAGATCCATATCCACAACCAAATGTTGCAGATGGTATAGCTTTTTCATGTTCAAATGATAACTATATACAACAATCGTTAAAATATATTCATGGTGAGATAGAGAATACAGTTTATCCAAATCAAGAATATAATAGAATAACGGATTTAAAAGCCTGGAGTAATCAAGGTGTATTATTGATTAATGCAGCTTTTACTACAACTGTAAATAAGATTGGTTCTCACTATAAAATATGGGAACCATTCATGTCTTTTTTGCTTGATGTAATTCAATATGATAAACCAGATCTTGTGTATGCTTTCTTAGGTAAGAAAGCTCAAGAATGGTCTATTAGTATACCAGAAACTAATCACAAGTTTTTGAGAACCCATCCTGCTAGTGCTGCACATAATAAACAAGAGTATTGGCACAGTGATGATCTATTCAACAAGATTAATGCTTGTTTAATACGCCAAGGTAAACAACAAATTATTTGGTAATTAGTTGATTATAAAGTAACCAGTTGCAGCTAAGAGAATAAATGTAATGATATTATATTTTGTCTTAGTTCTTCTATGTTTCTTAGACTCTTCTGCTAATTGTTTTTGTAGTTCTTTATTATAACTATCAATCATAATGATTTGATCTTCCTGTATAGAAATAATTGAATCTTTGTTTAAGATTAAAGCGTATTGTTTATCAGTAATTTCTCTAAGAATATCTACTTGGTCTTCACAAAGATTTAATTGTTCTTTGCATTCTTTACCATTTATTAATCCTGTTGCAATCTTTCTTAATTCAACAGAATTATAGCATCTAATAGTATCCTTACCAGTTTGAGCGTATGATAGAGTCCAACTGCATAGAATTAGCAGTATTAACAAATTTAATTTTTTCACGGTAGACGTATTTGATTTTAGGTTTGACATTTTGTAAAGTATCTAGTTTAATATATAATTCGTCAAGTTCATCATTAAGTTGTTTGTTTATATTCTCAATAGTCTCAATTTTCTTTTCAAGATTTGGATCAATAACTATACGTACTCTTTCCTCATACTTTTTAATAGACAAAAGAAATAAAAGGAACATGCAAATAATATTTGCTACTAGGCTAATTTTTAGTTGGATATCTTCAGATACTTTCATCTTTCTTTAAATATTGTTTAATTAATTGAACTATTGAGTCTGGTGATAATAATAATACTATACCAATTAGTATAGGTATAACTATGTCAGACCAAGTTAAAGAATCTTTTAAGAAAAGACTATAGATAGATAAAACAATTATTGCTAAACCTATTAAAGTTGTTTTAACACCTTTAAAAATATTAGAACAAATTCTTCTAGTCATTTTCATCTTTATCAGATTTAGGTAAAGTAACTCTAGAGTTACCTATGTATAATTGTTTTTGAATAAGCTGTATATCTTTTTCTAATTCAAATATTCTTATTTGTGTAGCACTATCTCTTTTTATCAACTCTTTAACATCATCCCTCATTTCCATAATGTCTTGCCAAATCATGATACCAAGAATACTCATTAAAATAGGAGTAAGCCAAGCTTTCACGTTTGTAATACCATCGTTATGCTTTGATGTATTATCTGTAGGCATTTCAATTTAGACATTATAGTTAGGATACTATACAATATACAAAAAAACAATAACTTAAAAAACAGATATATGAATAGAGTAGAATTTGAACGCAAATTAAGAGAGTTTGTGGATGCAATGAATGAGGATTCATACTACCACGCAGAATTTATAATCACAAATCAACCAGAAATTTCATTGAACTCATTACGAGGGATTTGCACCAAAGTGTTTGATACTCACAGTTTTATGTTTGAGAATAGAAAGTCTGATATAGTGTTTATGAGACAAATATTTTGTAAATTCGCAAATGCTATAGGATTTACGGATGCAGATGTTGCTAGAGTTCTAAAGCAAAATAGAACAAGTGTAACATTAGCAAGACATAAAATTGATGGGTATCTTGAAGTAAAAGATAAACCAACAATGGTGTATTGCAAATTGATTAATGATGAAATATTTAAATACTATGGAAGAAACATTCTTGGAGGAGATATTTCAGATGAATCTGTCTCCTAATGAATTTTATGTTTTACAATGCTTAATTAAACAAGAGAGACCTAAAGTTGTAAATGCACATTTAGAATTAAGAAAATTACAAAGCAAAGATTACATAGACAAAGATTTTATAATCACAGACAAAGTAAACAAACTAAAGCACTTACTACCAAAGATTGAAGACAAAGATAAAACTGTAGATAATATTGATGCATATATAAATATATTTCCAAAGCTCAAACTACCTAGTGGTAAATATGCTAGATCTCATAAGACTAATATTAAAGCATGTTTTCAATGGTTTTTTAAGAACTATTCATATTCATGGAACACTATTCTTAAAGCAACTAGTTTTTACGTACAAGACTTTGAATCAAAGAATTATTTATATATGATGACTTCCCAGTATTTTATATGTAAAACCAAAATTGATAGAACTAAAGAATCAGAATTAGCAAATTATTGTGAAATGTATGAAGACGGTACTTTAGCTCAACAACCTACCCACTTTTCAGATAAAGTGGTTTAATTCAGTTATATGGTTACATGGAAAACACAAAAGGAAGGATTGAAAGAGTCCTTAGATTACCTAAGAGGTAGACGAGATGGTTTAATTACATCTATTAAGACCCCTTGGATTAAATTTAATGATGCTACTACTGATGGTTTAGAGTGGAATACTCTTACTGTTATTGGTGGTAGACCAGGTTCTGGTAAAACTCTAATTAAAGATCAAATCATAAGAGAAGCTTTTGTGCTCAATCCAAAAGAAGATTTTAATGTACTTGAGTTTCAGTTAGAGATGCTTGCAAGAACTTCTGCAGTTAGAGAGTACTCTGCAATACTAGGTAAGTCATACAAATACTTATGTAGTGCTGATGGAGTATTATCAGAAGATGATTTACAAAGATGTTTTGAGTATGCAAAGAAGAAAGTAGGATTACCAATTGATATTGTAGAGGAACCCGTTACCGTTGATGAGTTCAAGGAGATTATTGAAAGGTATATGTTTGAGAAAAGAGTTCTTGGTAGTTATGTTAAAACTATCATTACCTTAGATCACTCAATCCTACTAAGAAAAAAGAGTGGACAACAAAGAATGGATGCACTATCAGAACTTGGTGAGGTGCTTACAGAACTAAAAAGAAAATATCCTATTCTGTTTATTATATTGAGTCAGCTCAATAGGAATGTTGATAACCCAGAAAGAACTGAAGATGGTAAGTATTCAAATTACATATTAGAATCAGACATATTTGGGGGTGATGCATTATTACAACATGCAGATACGGTTGTTGGTATTAATAGACCTGCAAGACAAAAGATCAAGTTTTATGGACCAGACAGATATATCATTAATGATGAAACTGTTCTAGTTATGCATTTCCTTAAATGTAGAAATGGTGATACTCGTATGAGTTTTTTCAAAGCTGAATTTAATAGGATGAGAATCATAGAAAGTGAAACTCCTCCCCAAGCAAAAATTAAAATGAACTAATATGAAACTAAAAACAAATGATAAAAAAGCGGAACCTACTCAAGTTGAGAGTAGATATGTAAAAGTACAAGAACTGAGAAAGTACCATCAAGCAACATTAGATGCTTATGGTAGACCAGATGCAGACTTTATACCTAAGATGGCTTATATCCCTAAAGGGAAAGAAGAGTTGTGTATAGGATTTTTTCCTTCTGAGATGAAGAGAGGTGTAGACTTCTTTACAGAATTTGTAGATAAGAATCTACAACCAGAAGACCCTGAAAGAAAGTTATACTTATGGAAGTATAATCAGTTTTGGGAAACTGAATATGAACAAGTTGACAATGGTACTTATGTATGGGCAATGGTTCCAGTATCTGAACTATATGTAGTTGACTTAAAAGATTATGTTACTAAGGTTAATACTAATGAATTTGAACTTATAGGTAAAGCAGTAACATCAATTGATGGTGATGCTCCTATAAGTGAGTTAACAATCAAAGACTTAGCTGCTATCTTATTAAACAAACCTTGTAGTGACAAACCTTTTTTAAATAAATTAATTTTAAGCTAATGGCATCAAGTGTATTAATTGTAGGGGACTCAGGTTCTGGTAAATCAACAGGTATTGAAAATTTAGATCCAGCATCTACATTTTTGATTAATGTTGCAAACAAACCTCTTCCTTTTAAAGGCTGGAAAAGTAAGTATATCTCATGGAGTAAAGCTGAACCAGCAGGAAATATGTATGTAAGACCAGAATCTGATAATATCATATCTTGTCTGCAATATGTATCTAAGTCAAGACCTGAAATCAAAACTATTGTAATAGATGATTTTCAGTATATGAGTGCTTTTGACTATATGGATAAAGCAATGGAGAAAGGTTTTGACAAGTTCACCAAAATGGCTGTCAACTTAACCAAAGTAGCAAGAATTCAGAATGAGTTAAGAGATGACTTAGTTATCTTTATTCTTAATCACTCAGAAGAATCTGTGGATATTGATGGTAATAGAAGAATTAAAGCAAAGACCATTGGTAAAATGATTGACAACACGGTAACTCTAGAAGGTTTATTCTCAATTGTCCTATTTGCAAAAGCAAGAAAAGACAAAGACAAAGGTATTAGATATATCTATGAGACTCAAACTAATGGAGAAAACACATGTAAATCACCAAAAGGTATGTTCAATGAATTTGAAATACCCAATGACCTAGAATTTGTAAGAACAACAATTTTAAATTACGAGAACAACTAAATAAATAACTATGCTAAGTACAAAAAACATCCCATCGGGATCAGGTATGTCAAAGAGTATATTACCTGGAGCTAAAGTGTTAAAGATTAATTCTGTTACTTTAGACAAAGTATCTTATAAAGAAGATGCATATCATTTAACTTTACATTGTGAAACAGAACCTGTAGAAGGTTTAGATGGTTTCTTCATTGATAAAGATGATACATCAAAAGGTAAACACCTAGGTCAAATTGGTAGAATTAAAGCAGGATCTTATCCATTTTCTGATGGTATGACTAAATCAGGAATTAAAATTGAAAGAGATAGAACAATTTTACAGTTTGTAAAGAATGTAGCTACAGAGTTAGGTTTTTATGACTGGTTTGAAGCTCAAGATAATAAGTTTAGTACTATAGAGGATTTTATTTCTCATCTTGATGCATCTAAACCGTTCAAGAATATCTACTTTAATGCAGTAGTATCTGGTAAGGAATATGAAAAAAATGGTTATATTAATTATGACTTATTCTTTCCAAAATTTGATAAGACATCTAAGCCAATGGAAGCAATTAAATCAGTAGATACTGCTAATCAAGGTGCTCTTATTGTGTTTGACAATGAACTTCATATCAAGAAATTGAGTAAGGCACCAACATCAGCACCAGTAGATTTATTTGAAGGATCTCTTCCTGTGAGTAATTCTGTTGGTAATGATTTTGAATTATAATCATTAGAATTTTATAAATTTGGGCGGGCACTAACACCCGCCCTTTTTATTTCAATATTATGCTCTCAACCAAAGATTTATTTTCAATTAGTGATGTTCCAGAAAGTTGGATATTTGAATATTATGCAGGTTTATCAGGTAGTTTGTTGGGAGAGGATATAACCTTAAAATCATTATTTAAACCTAACGAGAAAACACCATCAATGAAGATCTTCTATAAAGATGGAAGATATTTCTATAAAGATTTTTCCTCTGGTAATGGAGGTACAGCTATTAATTTAGTTGAAAAGGTATACGGATTAACATATGGAGAAACGATAAGCAAGATCATTAATGATTACAAGTCTTATCATGGTAATGGAAAAATATATATTAAGCAAAGTTTTAAACCTAAAGATAAAACAGTAGTTGATAGTTTTGAAATCAAACCCTGGACACAACGTGATGCTAAATTCTGGTCTAAGTTTAACATTGGTTCTAAGTTATTAGAACTATATAATGTTAAACCTTGTGATATTATCTTAAAGAAAGGTGATAAGATAATAGACTTAAGAGGTAGAATGATCTATGGTTATTTTGATAGCAATGGTGAGATATATAAAATATATCAACCATATAATCAAGACAATAAGTTTCTAACTTTTAAATCTCACATACAAGGTCTTGATCAGTTGGAGTATAAACATAAATATTTGGTTATAGTATCATCTTTAAAAGATGGTCTATCTCTTAATAGTTTAGGTTTACCTGTAGAATTTATAGCACCAGCAAGTGAGAATACTATTATTGAACCAGTTGTAATTGATATTCTAAAATCAAAATATCAAAAGATTATTACTATCCTTGACAATGATGATGCTGGATTAAGAGCAATGCTTAAATACAACAGTTTGTATAATCTACCATATGCTAATCTTGATATGTCTAAAGATATATCAGATTCTGTTAAAGATCATGGTTCCCAAGAAGTTAAATTAAATTTATACTCTTTACTTAAAAGTATTATAAAATGAGCTGGATATATAAAGGAATGGTATTTACTGATGAAATGATACCAGATGATGCAATTGGATTCATATATAAAATGGATACAACATATGAAGGTAGAATAGTTAGTTACATTGGTAGAAAGAATTTCTTTACTGATGCAAAAGCAAAAATTCTTAAGAAGAATCTACCTAAAGATAAACGTAAGAAGACATATACTAGAGTAAGGAAGATGACATATCAAAATTACTATAGTAGTAACTTAGTACTGAAGAATTTACATAAAGAAGGTTGTCCTATACGTAGGGAAATACTTAGGATATGTCATTCTAAAACAGAACTATCTTACTATGAAACTAAGTATCAATTTGTACATGAAGTGCTTGAATCAGATGAATGGTTAAATGGTAATATCTTAGGAAGATTTTATAAACAAAAGAAACATGACAGATAATGAATCATTAGAGAAAATTAGTAAGTCATTAATGTTAAAAGAGCCCTTCTATGGGCTCTTTCTCATTATGCTTAATAAAGTATGGAGACAAGATGTACCTACTGCAGGTGTATCAAGAAATAATATCAATTTTCAGTTGGCTATAAATCCAGAGTTCTGGAATAGTTTATCTGAAGATCATAAAATAGGCTTATTAAAACATGAGCTATTACATATCTGTTTTCATCATTTATCTCTTAGAGATATTCTGAATGATCATAGAATATTTAATATTGCTGCAGATATTGAAATTAATCAATATATAGATGGACATCAATTACCTGAAGGAGCATTACTACCAAAAAGTTTTCCTGAATTAAGTTTAGGAATAAAGGAAGGTACTAAGACTTATTATACAATCCTTCTTGATGCTGCACAGAATAATAAATCAAAAGCTTTAAATGATTTATTAGAACAATTAGCTAATAATCCAGATCATCCTACTAATCATTCTACATGGAATGAGTTTGATGAGTTAGATGAATCAACTAAAAAACTAATTGAAAAGCAAGCTAATCATTTAATGAATGAAGTTGCTGATCAAATTAAAAAAGCTAAAGGTCAAATTCCTGGACTTATTGCTAATTTATTAGATAAAATAAATTTAAAGGAAGAACCCAAGTTTGACTGGAAAGGTTATCTTAGAAGATTTGCTGGAGGTTCTAGCAAGATATTTACTAAGAAGTTAAGAAGAAAATTTAATAAAAGATACGAGGATAGTCCTGGTTTAAAGATTAAACCTAAAAAACATATTCTTGTTGCTGTAGATACATCTGGTTCTGTTTCACAAAAAGAACTTGTAGAATTCTTTCAGGAAATAAATCATATTCATAAAACTGGTACCGAAATAACAGTAGTACAATGTGATTCTGCTATCAGTTCAATTGAAGAATATAATCCTAGAAAAGAAATAAAATTACATGGTAGAGGTGGTACCTCATTTGAACCAGTAATTGAAATGTATAATAATAATAAGAAATATTGTTCACTTATCTATTTTACAGATGGTGAATGCAGTACTCAATTAGTACCAAGAGGTAGATGTTTATGGGTATTATCTGCACAATCGCATGATAATAATGAGTTACCAGGAAATGTTATAAAATTAAATTAAGATGGCAAAAGAAGTAAATTTGAATATTGACGAAGTCAAAGATTTTGTAAAGCATATTGTAGAAAATAATAGATACTTACAAGCACAAGGTAAACCTTCAGTTGCTGTAGAAGTAATGGGTGATTCTGGTATTGGTAAAACATCAGCTATCCTACAAATTGCAGATGAACTAAATTTTAATTGTGTAAAGATTAATCTTGCACAGATAGAAGAATTGGGTGACTTAGTAGGTTTTCCTATTAGACAATTTGAAGTTTGTAAAGATGGAGAATGTATGTGGGCTGATGAGCATGCAGTAGAAGATTATACTCGCAGAGGTTATCAGTTTACAGGATTAAAGAGAATGTCTTATTGTCCACCAGAATGGATTGCAGATAAAACAGCAGGTGGTATATTAATTCTTGATGACTGGAATCGTGCAGATGTAAGATTCATTCAAGCAGTTATGGAACTAATTGATAGACAACAGTATATCTCTTGGAAATTACCACAGGATTGGCATATCATCTTAACTAGTAATCCAGATAATGGTGATTACTTGGTAAACTCAACAGATAATGCACAGAGAACCAGATATATCACAGCTAATCTTAAGTTTGATATCAAAGTATGGGCACGTTGGGCAGAAGCAAACAAACTAGATACTAGATGTATTAACTTCTTATTGATGCATCCTGAACTGGTTACAACACAGACAAATGCAAGAAGTATTACTACATTCTTTAATGCTATTAGTTCTATTCCAGTATTTGAAGATAAGTTAAATCTTATTCAGAATATTGGTGAGGGTAGTGTTGGTAGTGAGTTTGCAAGCTTGTTTACTTTGTTTATTAATAACAAACTAGATAAGTTGATAACACCTGAAGATATGCTTACAAAAGATGAGAAGTATGTAAAAGGTGTTCTTAATGGTACAATTGGAGAGAATGCTTCTTATAGAGCAGACATTGCTAGTACTCTAGCAACAAGACTTGTAAATTTTAGTTTGAATTACGCAACTACACATAGTATTCCTGATCCAATGATCAATAGAATTTCTTTGTTAGTTACTGAGGATATCTTTGGTACTGATCTTAATTACTATGTAATTAGAACAATACTAAATGGTAATAAATCTAAGTTTAGCAAACTTATGATGAATCCAAAAGTGATTCAAATGGCAGTAAAATAATTTAAACAGGGGGGATTTATCCCCCATAATACTTAAGAAAATGGTAAGAAGTGTTTTATATTTAGATTTATACAATAATGGTTCACGTGATTTAGTTGATCCTGTTGTAAGACAAATTGAATTACAAAATGTAACTAAGTTACCTGATCATATTGGTTATCTATCTCATTTTTATGATCTTATAGAAAAAAGAAAATCAAATATTGATTTTGTAGAAAAAGATAAAATTTATTTTACTCCAGGATGTTCTGTACCAAGAGGTAAATTCAAAACATATTGTGAAGATAAAAATATTAGAGTGACTAGAGATTCTAGTAAAGCTAATTATATTGTATATTCTGAGAAGTCTGTAATTGGTTTATTTTCTCAAACTTGGGAATATACTATCAGTTCTGAACTAATGATAAATCTTATAACTAATAGTAATTTATTTAATCAATCTACTACTAATCTAATCATTAATACATTAGATAAAGCAGAGTATAGAGATAAAGTTCTTATTAGTTATCAAACAAAGAATATTTTAGAAAAATGTATTTTATTACTCAAAAATATAGGATTTATTCCTATGGATACAGAGTATAAAAATGAATTTGATAGATCTAAAAAGATCATTAGAGTTGATGATAGAAAATCTTTTGAATTATTATTTGATCCTAATACTAAAGTTATTAATCAGGAATTAATTTTATCTAAAATTAATAGTGACAATGTGATTAATAAAGAAATGTATGAGAGTATTGAAAAATTATTCCAAAGTAATCAAGAATCTGATTGGACTGTAGCTATGGAAATTATGGCTAATTCTGATTTAGATAATTCTGCTTTATATAACTTTTTATTATTTAAACATTATTATGGTTCTAGAATGGCATATGCTAAATCAAGAAATCATGTTAATTTTAAATCCATGCTTGAATATTATGGAGTTAATAAATATTCTAATATTACATTAGATGTAATTATTGATTTTCTAAAATTAAAAGGAGTATTTAATCAGTATGCTTATGATTTAATTAATGAAATGTATGTTAAAGAAATTAAATCATATTTAGGTGACTGGAGATTTAAAAATATTGATTTTAATGTTTTTGATTTCAAAATAAATACCGAAATTGATGCAGAATTAGATGAACCAATTAATCAAATAGAAGAGGAATGTTTGAACCTAGAAGCATAGAAGAACAGGAGTTTGTAAAGACTCCTTTTTTCTTCAGTTATTCAAGTCTGAATAAGTTAAGTTTTTCACCCAGAGCATTTTATGCTCATTACATCTTAAAACAAAGAGAAGAAAAACCAGAGAGTTTTTTAATTGAAGGAAAATTAATTCATGCTTTA